GATTAGCCGGGAACTACGGCCAGTTGCAGCATTGGCGTTGCGCTCTTCTGCCTTGCGCTGTGCGTCTGACTTTTCCGCCATGGTGTTCTACACCTCCTCTTACGGTGCACGCAGAACGGCGAACGGGAACCGAGTGGCTTCCGCGACGTTCTCGTAGTTGAGGGGGTTGGCGATCTGGTACGCGACGCGGAACGTCACGCGCAGTGCCACCATGTCCTGCTGCGGCAGGTTGTACACGACAAGCCCGCCGGCGTCGGTGATGACCGCCTGATCGAGCAGCTTGTACGTGAAGTCCCGCCGGATTCCGATGATGGCCTGCGAGTAGTCGCCGGCGATCATCTCCGCTGAGGTCGAGCCCGTCGGCCAGAGGCCGCGCATGGCGTACCGGAGCGGTGAACCCTCGATGCTGTTGGAACCGACGTCGAGCAGCTTCTGACCCGTGGTATCACGTGCAGAGCGCAGACGCGCCTTGTACGTGGTCCGCGTGACGAACCCGTTGACGTCGAACCCATCGCCCTCGACCAGGGCCATGAGCTGGTTGATGTCTTCGGCGATGCCACCGAGGGCGGCCGTCGAAGTTCCGCGCGTGTACGTGTTGCCCGCCGCGACGGCTCCGGACACGATGTCGCTGGGCCACGAGCCCGGCTTGTTCGTGCCGAAGAAGATCGCTGCATCCAGCGCGCGGCCGACGGCTTCCTCGAGGCGCGGGCGAACTTCGCCCCACACGTCGAAGGAAGAGTCGTCGATGACGTTCTCCGGGATCGGGACGATGGCCGCGAGCTCCTCGACGTTCAGGAACTTGTTGGCCCACGCCATCTCGGTCGTCTGCTTGAGGCCCGTGTCTCCGTTGACGAAGTAGGCCGTCGGCAGAGCGGCGAGAACCGGCATCCGCTGCTGGTTGGTGGACAACGTGACACGACGGAAGGGCAGGGACAGTGCCGCCGACTGCTCAGGCAGACTCTGGAGAACGTCGTTGACGACGTCTTCCGGAATCAGCGCCTGTACGTCGGATCGGCTGATGAGGCTGTTGTACGGCATCCCTGTCTCACTCCTTTCGTGTTGTTGTTAGGCCCCTCGCCTGTGCGCGAGCTGGGCCCGGATCATGTCGTTCATCGAGCTGCCGGTTCCGTCTTGCTCTCGACCGCCTTCGCCGCCATCGCCTCGGCCCCGAACTCCGCCTGCAAGTGCAGGCCGTTCCTTGACCAAGGCCTTCAGCGCTCTCTCGACCTCCTTGTCGCTCGTCTCGTCGTCGATCTCGTCCCAGTCGACCAAGTGAGCAGCTACATCCACGAAGTCGTCTGCGATTCCGGCCTTACGAGCGAGTACGGCAACGTGCAGGTTCCGTGCGCGCGTCTCGGCTTTGCTGGCTCTGTCTTCGAGCTTCTGGCGTTCCTCCGCTGTCTTGTCCTCTTCGGACTTGGAACCGGACTTGAGACGCTCCAGTTCCTCTTCGGCCGCCTTTGCCCGCTTGCGGAGTGCTTGCGCTTCCCGGCGGGCCTCACGAGCCTCTGAGGCTGGAACTGTCTCCGACGATTCCTCCTGGGATCCGTCGTTGCCCTCCGGGGGCGGCTTGGTTCCGGACTCCTGGCCCGATCCCTCGCCTCCTCCTCCTTCTCCGCCAGAACCGTCACCGTCGGGGAAGAAGAAGATGAACCTGTTGTGCAACATGATACCTCCTTGGGTACTAACTACCAGGGAACCCTGTTGACCGAAGTCTATCGCCCGGGTACTGAACCGGGCGGGTACCGACCGATGATCGGCGACCAGTCGAGCATGATCTCTTGTGCGGACTTCGGAGCTCGAGGAAAGACAGCTACCACTGAAGGACCCGACGGCGTAGCTGTGTCAATCACAAGGATTGCGTCACTGAGAACGACGACGTAACCGTGCTGAATCGTAAGGTTGTCCGCCACCGAAACCGCATCATCGACGTTCTGAGTCCACTGATTGCCGATGAGCTGAGGCGTCGCCACGTCAGCGACACTCAGCGTGTCTGCAATCGTGCGGAAGAACCCGGCTGCCGGGGTTATCTGATCGGCCAAACCGAGAGCCTCCGAGAGCACGATCCCGTACTGGAGAGCCAGCGCATCAGCCAGCACAAGCGCCTCCGTAAGAACGAGTCCTCGGTCGAACACAATAGCGTCCGCCAGAGACAGGGCGTCCGTCGTAACCAAGCCACGGTCGAAGGTCACGACGTCGGCCAGGGACAATGAGTCGTTGATCTGGATACCGCCGCTCGAAGAGATGTCTGCCTGGTCCGCCACACCGAGCGTATCCGCAATCATGAGCATGCGGTCGAACGCCAAGGCGTCAGCCAAGGCCAACGTGTCTGGAATCGTTAGACCGTACCCGCGCGACAGGGTCACGTTGTCGGCGAGACCCAGCGTCTCCGCGAGTACCATGGCCCGGTCGAAGACGAGAGCGTCTGCAAGCGCAAGCGTATCGGCAATCGGCCTGCCGAACTCTCGGAACAACGCGTCCGCCAACGCCAGCGTATCGTCAATGCTTGCCGTGCGACCCAGTGCGGCTGCAATGTTATCGGTCACACCGATTGCGTCGTCGATTGCAGTAGCGTACCCGATTGCTGGAACGATGTTGTCTGCCAAGGCGATGGTCTCCGCAATGACCTTGCCCTGATTCAATGCGAGAGCGTCGGCCAGGGTAACGGTGTCGTTGATTCCCTCGCCGAAGTCGAAGGTGAGAGCATCTGCCAGCGACAAGACATCATCGATCGGGATGTCGTATGTAGGGGCTCCTCCGCCAGGAGTGTCCTGTTCACCCTGCCGCGGGCGTTCCTGGATGACCGGCAGCTGGAAGATGTCGATGATGCGTGCGTACTCCAGGATCTCCGGAATGTGCGGATACGAGTACGGACCACTGCTCTGACCTACGGTACCGAACAGATTCCCGTTCGCCCCGAAGCCGAGGTTCTGTACGACGTTTGAGCTACCTACGCGAGCAATCATGTATGTCAGTCCTCGAAGACGTAGTGGACTTCCCACCCGCCGGTGTATGTCTCCTGCTGCTTCTGAATAACGGCCAGTCCCGTGCCGGGTGGAAGAATGATCCCTCTTGGACAGGGCCAAAGGAAACCGCTCCCTTCCATACCAGAGACGGTGGGCATAGCCATCATGCTTTGCAAGGGCGGGGTAGCAAGCGTGGGAAGCGCAGTGAACTCAGCCAGGTCGAGCAGCGCGCCAGATGGCGGGGCCGAGGCTCTCTTGCCCTCGTTGTCGGCGTCCGGTGTAACGGTTGATGTCGGCGTGCCGCGCGTGGTCGTGCGCTGCAGGTAGAGGGCATTCTGTGCCTGTGTGTTGAAGTCGCAAAGGTACGCGGACACTTCGACCACAGTAATACGTCGAGTCGAAGACGGATTCCAGAGCGCGGCAACATGGTTCGCATTCGCCGCAGTAGCGATCCCGCCCGCAAACCCGCGTACAGCGTACGCGCTCATGCGAGATCAGTCCTCGAAGACGAAAGAGACTTCGGACGTCGGCCAGATCGTTGCCGCACGCTGCACGATGGCAAGTCCTGTACCGGCCGGAATCACGATCACGCGCGGAATCGGAATGATGATCCCAGCGCCAGCTACTGCCGGCGCGACCCAGCCATACATACCTGGCGAAGCCAACGTCGGCTGCACTGTGAAAGCCGCCAGCTCCAGCGTTGCGCCGGATGGCGGAGTAGAGTCCGCCTGCCCCGCGTTGTCCGCGTCCGGCGTAACGGTCGACCCCGAAGTTCCCTTGGCTGTTGTGCGCTCCAGGAAGATTGAGTCGTTTGCCGTACCGGCACCCGCCTTGAAGATCGCCACCTCGACCACTTCGATGCGACGGCCTGAAAGCGTGCCGGGATTCCACAGCTCGGCGATGACATGGTTCGCAGTAGCCGCCGTAGCTGCAGTGAATCCGCGGACGTAGTAAGTGTTCATGCGGGACTCGTTACTCCTGCACGGGCTGCAAGAGCCCCTTCGCGGGTCCAGAACACTTCACGCGTTCCGTACTTGCCGGAGCGGCAGATGTCGAGGACCTCTGCCTCAGTCCCCTGCTCTTCGATGATCTCGCGACCCTCGCTCGTCTCATCGATGAAGAACCCGCTGATCTTGTCGTTGCTCATGCACACGCTCCTGTCCATCCGACCGGAGCACCCTGTCCGGTGTTGCCACACGCCACTGCGGGCGAGGTGCCGTCCCG